CTGACCCTGGCAGCGCAGCAGGCCTAAACTTGTTTACGGGTGCTAGCAATCAGGCAAGTCGTTTTGGCGCAATTCCCGTGGTGCTGGGAAAAATGCGCGTTACAGGCGTACTTGGTGCCACTCCTTATGTGGATACTCTAACTGACACAAGCTTGTTAAACTTGTTAATTGTGTGGGGCTACGGTCCACTAAAAGTAGACGATATTTGTGTGGGCACAAACCCAATCAGCAACTACTACAACAAAAAAGATGATGCTGACCTAGAATTTGCACAAGATATTCCACTGCCTGTTACATTATACGGTAACGCAACCGATCCAGGTAGCGCTGCAGAAATTGCATTCAACAAATTGTACGGCCGTGATGTTGAACAGCAGCAAGTTAATATTCAGCTTGTAAACAACTCTGAAGATGGTAATCCTTGGCAAGAAGTAGCTTTTGCACAAGACAATACCACAGCAGTTGACTTAGCTTTTACTTTTCCAGAAGGCATGCGTCAACTGGTAATCAGCGGAGATGCCGCAGGTGCTATACAGCAAGCCACAGCAGCAGTTGAAATTCAACTACGTAAGAAAAAATCTGATGGAACTTGGCCAGCCTGGGCTCCTAGACCAAGCTATGCTTTTGGTGACTATAGTGCACAAACACCCAACTCTGTGGCCTATAGTGACATATTACTTCCTATTCCTGATAGATTTAGTACTCAAGAAGGCATCTACAAAACTTTAACTCAACGACACGTGTATGCACTAAGCGACACCGGTACAATAGTTAAGTTTAGTGGTGCGGTAGCCGATGACTATACTAGTATAAGCGCCGAACTATTAGCAGAATATAAATCTGGCAGCTATGCTGGATTAGCTGGCAATGATGCTGATCAAACAACTTATACCATAAATCCAGTATTACCCTTAAACGGATATAAAAAAATATGTACTGTAATACAGCAAGGCGGTAGTTTATTTAGTATAGAAAACCACCTGTCTTCGTATACCGGTTACTACGGGCTTGAAGCTACCGCTACTCAACTAAATATATTTAATAGCTATAGTGGAGGAGACGAAGGAGGTAATTTTTATCTCGTAAATAACGGTATAAAAGTAGAAATTAAAAGTGGTGCAATATACGCACTAACTAGTAATCAACCTGTAGCAGGTCAGTCTGTTGTTGTGTTTAATCGCAGCAATCTTACAACTTATGGAGCAGTTGCAGCCAACAGTGACAGAGCTTGGTCTAAATTCTTGCAAGAAAACGCAGTATGGTCACCAGGGTCTAGCCCTACATTTGATATGACTGTAAATGTAGAGTTTCCATATACTGGATACTACCATGTTGAAGCCAGTGCAGACGATGAAGGCACTGTGTACGTAGACAACCGCCAAGTTGTTGGAATACCAATTCCTGGATTTGCAAGCACCGTTAGTAACTTAGTGTATTTAGAGGCAGGTACTTATCCTGTTAGAGTTTTTGCAAAAAATAGTGGTGGTCCGGCCGGAATAGCTTGTACTATTACTTTTAATGAAAACGGTGGCCTAAATAATCTACCAACGCCAGACACTATTTTGGTATTTGGTACTCCTGGATTTTATCACAAACGCAAAGATGCTTTTAACTTTGTTTACAAGATCAAAAACTTGCCACAAGGATTTTACGAAGCACGAGTACGTCGTGTAAATGACGATGTAACAGAGCCCGAAAGTTCTCTGAGAAATTATAATAAGGTTGCACTACTAAGTGCTACAGCCTATGGTAATGCAATTGACCCGATTACTAACCTGCCGCAGGGGCCAATTAATAAAATACCAAACACTAACTTAGCAAAAACAGCTATACGTATACAAAGTACCAGCAAAGCCAACGGTAGTATTGATGGTGTAAATGCCTTAGTACAAACCATATGCCCAGACTGGGATCAGTATATGGGGTGGACTCCCAAAGCTACAAGTAATCCTGCTAGTTTATTTGTTTATGTACTAACACATCCTGGCAATGCTTACCGCATTAAAGCACAGGATGTTGAGTCTCAAATAGACTTACCAACAATACAAAATTGGCATGGGTACTGTAAAAATCGCAAGTTTGAGTTTAATAGCGTAATTACGCAAACTCAAAGCGTAATGGACGTATTACGAGATATTTGTGCAGCAGGTAAAGCTAGTCCAAGTTATGTTGATGGTAAGTGGACTGTTGTGGTTGACCAAGCTCGTCCATATGTTACACAGCATTTTACACCTCACAATAGTTGGGGCTTTGAATCTACCAAATTACTACCAAGGCTGCCGGACGCGTTCCGCGTTACTTTTGCTAACAGCGACAAAGCCTATCAAGCAGATGAAATTTTAGTATTTAATTTTGGCAAAACCAAAGCCACAGCAGAAGTATTCGAAGAACTTAGTCTGCCTGGTGTAACCAACGCCAAGCAAGCAAAACACCTAGCCCGTTGGCACTTAGCACAAACAAAGTTACGTCCTGAAGTCTATACTCTTAACGTAGATTTTGAGTACTTGGTGTGTAACCGCGGAGACCTAGTGCGTGTAGCTCATGATGTGCCTCTTTGGGGTACCGGCACAGGACGTATTGTAAGTGTTAGTGGAAGCACTATAACACTAAGTGAGCCAGTTTATCTAACTACTGGCACACAGTATCAGATACGTATTCGTACTAATTCACCATCAACTCTGCCTGGTTCAGAAAATAGTGAAACATATTTTCTAAATCCAATCAGTGCTTCCGGAACATACACTACTCTTACAGCCAGCCAGGCTTTTGGCGATGCTGTGGAATCGGATAACCTGTATATGTTAGGTGAAATAGGAAAAGAATCTCAAGAACTTGTGGTACTATCCATAGAGCCCAGCGATAATACCAGCGCACGTTTAACACTAACAGACTACAGTCCAGAAATTTATACCATAAACATGAATTCGGACGACGATCTTCCAAGCTTTGATCCTAACATTAGTGGTGGCAGCAATCAATCTGTGCTGAATACTATCACACAGGCACCCGTTATTGTTGGAGCCAGCAGCGGCAGTAGCCTAGCCGAAGAAATTGCCACTGGAACGTTTCAAAACGTATTGTTAATAAGTTTTGGTAATGTACCAGCATTAAGCGAAGCAGCGCAAAAAATTCAAGTTCAAGTTGTGCTTGGCGACAGCGACTTTAGTTCTGGAAGCTTATTTGGTACTTACCTGCTGGATAAATCCACAGGCAGCTTAAGTTTAACAGGCCTAAAGACTCTTACTATTTACAAAATTCGTGCACGTTATATAAATGCAACAGGCTCTATAAGTGGACCTTGGAGTCCTATCTTCTACACTACTTCCACAGGTAAGGTAGACAACGACTATATTGTGGACTCGCTGATAGTCGAGCTAGAAGATATATTTATTACTGCAATACCTGCTACCACACTGGATAAACCAGCAGACTTTAAAACTTTTGAGTACAGGTTGTACAAAGACACTGGCAACGAAGATTTCTGGGAACTTGATCCAGCCACTAATGGAATCCTTGTAGTACAAACAACCGATGTTGCAAGATTTAACTTGTTAAACGTACCACAACCAAGAATTTCTACTGCGGGTATAACATATCGAGTAGCATGCAGAGCCTTGGATAACAACAACAACTATAGCGCACAAAGTGCTTTGGGTACAATAGTTATTGCAACTATTAAATGAAAGAGATAATATGACAACATCAGCTGTGCTATCGCCAGGGATTAAATCCCTGCACCTTAGCTTAGATACTCCTGTTGACCTCGTTACCGGAAAGGTCCGTCGTGACCTTTCTGGTATTCGTGTTTGGTATTCTACACAAAGCGGATTCAATCCCAATAATAGTGAAGGAACCCAAGCTTTCAACGGTCTCAGTTCAGATATCACTATCAGTAACTTATTGGAAAGTACTCAGTACTTTGTTAGATACGCATTTATTAGTGCTATAGACCCTACTGTTTACACAATCTCACCACAGCTATCGGCACTAACTTACGACGAAAACGTCAGCGTTTACGGAAGTTTAACTAATCCAAGTAGTATAATTCAAACAAATAATGCTGGAACTAATGGTGATTATACTGTAGCAGGCGGCGTATTCAAAGTATACAAGTACAGTACTGAAGTTACTGGTATGGGGGTTGAGTATGCGCTAGAAAGTGGCACTATAGTAGGTGGCCTGGCAGTAAGCATTAATCCAAATACTGGAGCATACGCTGTAACTGGCTTAACTGATGACTATGGTTCAGTTATCTTGTCTGCTACATATGACGGCGTTACTATTCAAACCACACTGGTAGTAATTAAAGCTCGTGCTGGTGTGGACGGTACTAATGCGCAGCTATTAACAATTAATGCTGAAGGCACAGCCTTTGTGTTTAAAGATGCAGCAGCTAGCTCCAGCGACACTGCTAAACTAACGCTAATTGCCAACCTTAAAAATGTAACTGGCACAGTAACCTGGACAGCAACCGCTTTTAATGTTAATAATGTAAGTTTAGGTCCTATTACTTTTACCCAAACAGGTAACGCAATTGATATTAGTGCACAACAATTTAATCCACCCGCTTATGCTAACACAGTTGCTTATGTTACGGTAACTGCTAGTCGTGTACTGCTATCAGACACAGTTACACTATATCGTATTAACAACGGCACAGATCAGATAATTCTTGAGCTTACCAACGAGTCGCATACTATTCCTGCTTACTATGACGGAACTACCGTACCTGCTAGCTATATTGGTAGTGGTACAGAAATACGTGTAAAACAAGGCAATCAATATTTAACTGTTGATAACACAGTACCATACGCGCCAGGAACTTGGACAGTTACTGCTGCCAACGGTGTAAATATTACACCAGACACAACACCTGGTATTTTTAGCAGCTACATTAACTATGACACTCATAGTAACATGACAGCTGATCGTGCATACATTGACTATACTGTAACAGGTACCAGCTTAACTGGTGCGCCGTTTTCAATCTCACGCCGTCAAAGTTTTGCAAAGTCAGTGGCAGGTGAGCCAGGTGCAACAGCTACCCTAGTTAGATTAACTACTACTGAGCTGGTATTTATTAAGTTCAAGGATGGTACTTATAGTTCAAATAGCGTTACCATATACGCTAACACTCAAAATATTCCTACACCAGTATTTGTATGGGACGACGGTATTAACCCACCAGTTACCAAAGACAGTACTGTAACAGCCAGTGCAAATCAGTTTGTATTTAACCGTCCAGCGGAGCTGGGTGTTTACACAATCACAGTAAGTGTAACGGACAAGACTAATACCGCACTGGGTACTGCTGTGGATTCTATGTCCATTGCTTTTATTGAAGAGGGCAGTGATGCCTACACGTTTCTTTTCAAAGATCCTGTAGCACAATTGAGTGCCAATAGTCTTGGAATCGTCGAAGGCGGCGTTACCAGTGTTGTAAACCACATTATTGGGGCACAAGGTATCGCACTGCTAGTGCCTGGTGTGGACATTGTATACAGCATAGACAGCACAGAAAACTGTACAGCTACATTGGGTATCGTAACTGGAACGTGGAACCAGCAATTTACAGTTAGTGGAGCATTTTTTACAAATGCCAGCATTACATCAGCCAGCGTAACCATCAAGTGCCAAGTGCCTGGCGGTATATACTACTTGATGAAAACTTCCTATGCAAAAGTACGCAAAGGTGAAACCGGTGCTGCCGGAGCTGCTGGAGCCAATGCCGTTTTTGCAGACTTGTTAAGTGAAGCAGATGTTGTCACCACACTAACAGACGGTACTGGATACACACTGCCTAGTGGTAATGCCCTGCAATTATACAGCGGGGGTACACTGGTTACTACGGGCGTTACTTATGGTGGCGGTGCTACTAAGAATGGTCTAACACTTGCTATTAATGCAACTGGTGCGATCACACTAAGTGGTGCTGCTTGGACCAGCAATCAAGAAACTTTTAACGTAACAGCAACACTTGCTGGCACAGCTTATACTGCAATCTATACAATTGCAAAATCAAAAGCCGGTAGCGATGCCGTGTTTGTAGACTTGTTAAGTGAAGCAGAAGTGGTTAACAGCGCAGCTGATGGTACTGGATACACCCTACCAACTGGCAATAGCATGCGCCTATTCAAAGGCGGTGTGCAAGTAACTAGTGGAGTCACCTACAGTGGCGGTGCCTCACAGAATGGCTTAACACTGGCAATTAATAGCAGCACTGGAGCAATCACACTGAGTGGTGCAGCCTGGACTAGCACCAAAGAAACATTTACATTAACTGCTACTTACAGTGGTGTAGCGTATACCTATACCTACAAGATTACCAAAGCTCGTCAAGGAACCACAGGTACACCAGGTACACCTGGAACTAATGGAACCAACGGTACAAATGGAACTAATGGAACCAATGGCGTAAACGCAGTAAAGTCCACAAGCGGATATATCTACTATACTAGTTCAACTGGCAGTAATCCAGGTACCCCAAGTGCCAGTAGTTTTAACTTTACCAACGGTAGTTTTACAGGTCTAACTGCTGGCTGGAGCACTACCATTACCATGACAGGTAACGGAACTTACTGGGCAACACGTTATGTGGTAACAGAATCAGCCTTTGGCACTAACACCGGAACACCTAGCTTTGGTACGCCTTTTAATCACCAAAATTTTACTGGACTAGTAACTTTTACGGATCAGAGTAGCGCACTAAGTGGTTATGCTACTCAAACTTATGCTACTAATCAAGCCGATGCTTATGGTAGTTATTATGGTAACTATTACGCTAATGGTGTTAAAAACGGACTAGCAACTCAAAACTACACAGCTATTCATGGCGGTAATATTAGTACAGGTACGCTAACAGCAGATCGTATTCAAGCAGGTAGTTCAAATATTTCTAACAATACTGAATTTGCTTTTGGTACAGGAAGCGTTATTGCAGGTATTGCTACAGTTGGTTATTTTAAGAGCCAAAATTCAAGTGTTCTAGGGCTTGGGGTACTATCGAGCGGTAATATAGCATTTGCTGCAAGTACTGTGTATGCAGGATCCGCTGGTGGTTTTGGTAACCGTAACGGTGTTGGTATTGGTATTGATGATATTAGTAGTGGTTATAATAAAACTATGGCTAATTTTGCTGCTGCTACAATGGCTGGGTTTTTTCAAAAGCGTAGTCAAGGTGGTACTGCAAATATTATGTCTCAAGACGGCAATACCGAAGTATTTGTAAAAGTAGCTTTTAATGAGGGCGGAGGTAACGTTGCACTTCAAGCTTTAAATTCTGGAAATGGCTATTACGCCAATCTTGGAACACCCTCTCACGCTTTATATGCAAATGGACCAGTAAGCCCTTTTACCGGAGCACACGATGGGTTATTAAACAAATTAGTAACACCTACACCAGGTGACATTATGGTAGACCTTAATATTATTGCCAGCAAAGGTGTCTCAGATAGTATAGCAACTATTGAGCTATCTAGCAGAAGCAATCAACCGGCAGCAATTGGAATATACGTAGATACCTCTAGTCAAATACCCGTACCACTGCTTATTACAGTAGAAGAAGCCACAGAAGGAATAGACGGTCCTAGTACAACAACTGTACAAAAATTAAATCCAATATATGAATCACTGGTTGAAACGCATAACTATGTAATTATAAACTCACTTGGTGAAGGTCAGATCAACGTATGTGGTGAAGCCGGCACAATTGAGCTTGGCGACTTAATTGTTACTAGCTCTGTACCTGGCAAAGGTATGCGACAAAGCGACGACATTGTGCGATCAACTACAGTTGCCAAAGCTCGTGAAACTGTTACGTTTGATTCACCCACCCAAGTCAAACAAATAGCTTGCATTTACCTGTGCGGCTAACACCAAACTTAAAAATACCTGTCCAATGGGCAGGTATTTTTTTGTGTTGACAGTTATATGCCTCTGTGCTATAATATACCAAAATGTCCGCGAGCTCCCAATTTTTAGGTTAAATCAGAGTTACGTTGAATAAAATCAGTTAAATATACTAAGTGGCGGTAAGTATTACAGCCAGTAATAATAGGGAGTACTAACTTATGTTGGAGTCTAATTTTGAGCAAACCTTACAAGCCGTCAGCCTGGTAGCATTAGCAGTAATGGGGGTTTTTATTGGTGTGCAAAAAATCTTAAAGAATTGGCGAAGTACTGAAGCAGAGACTTCGATTATAACACTTATGCACACAGAGCTAGAGCGCATGAGCGAGCAGAATACTAAGCTTAGCGTAGAACTAGGCAGGTTGCATATAGAAATAATTGCTTTAAATAAAGAGTTGCAGAAACTAACAGTTGAAAATCAACACCTACGAAACGAGGTTTGCGCCCTTACTCAAGAAGTAAGCAACTTCAAACAATTGTCGGTGGCACAGAAAGGCAAAATATATGCAGCCAGCAAAACTTAATTATAAAATTTACCAAGGCAGCACCTTTGAAGAAATGTATCGCTGGGAATCTGAAACAAAAGTTTATGTACCCATTCAAGCAGTTTCAAAAAGCGCACCTTGTGTAATAACTACTACGCAACCACATGCACTACCACAAGGTTGGAGGTTTCGTGTGATAGGTGCAGGCGGTATAAAAGAACTTAATAGTATTGGGGACAGTTTTTACTTAGCCACAAGCGTAACCGCAAGCACCGTTACCATTAATCAAACAAACAGCCTACAGTACACAGCTTATACCGGCGGCGGTGTCATAGAATACAATCAACCTGTTCCACTAGGCAGCTATAGTGCACGTATGCAGATTCGTGAAACAGTAGACAGCCCCACAGTAATATACTCTGGCACCAGCGGCACGGGCGGACACATTAGCTTAGACTTGGTTTCAAATACAATTAATATTCGTATACCTGCTGCAGTAACTCAAAATTTTGATTTTACCACAGCAGTGTACAGTGTTGAGCTGTATGAGGCAGGTGGGTTAGTGATTCCGTTTTTAGCTGGTAACCTAACACTAGTGCCGGAGGTTACAAGATGAATCGAATTGTTGTAGTAGACGAAAACCAAACAGTAGTCGTACAAGCAAACGTACCCAGAACTATTGTAACAGGTATGATGGGACCCAGAGGTGCTGCTAGTTTTGCAGAGTTGCAAGACATTGATTTAGCACAACTAGGGCCCGGATCATTATTAGTATATAATAACCAAACGCAGAGATGGACTGCAACCACACTCCTAGACCAGCAAACGGTTGAGTCTGGACAATTTTAAAGGAAAAAGAACATGGCTTCTATTTTAAGAATAAAACGCAGTGAGGTTAGTGGCAACCCAGCTGTATTAGGTGCAGGTGAACTTGCATACTCAGCACTAGCGGATAATGGTTCCAATGGTGGTGATCGCTTATACATTGGTATGGGCACCGAAACCGCAGGAAACGCCGTTAATCGTATAGTAATTGGCGGTAAATATTTTACTGACTTAGTTACTGCCGCAACTCCGCTGAACACTGCTTCAACTCTTGTTCGTCGTGATGCTACCGGCAGCATTGTGGTTAACGTAACAGGTGCTCTAACAGGCAACGCAAGCACTGCCACTGCGTGGCAGAATCCGCGATCAATTAGCTTAACTGGCGACGCAACTGCCAGCTTTGCTAGTGTTGACGGCACACAAAATTTGTCAACAGGTATTACCCTGGCCACTGTTAACGCAGATGTTGGTACCTATGGCGGAGCAACCTCCATTCCAGTATTTACTGTTAATGCAAAAGGTTTAATTACTGCGGTAACCACAGCAGCTGTAGCAAGTAGCTTAAGCATCTCAGGTGGAACTGGCAGCGATACTGTTGCACTATTAACAGACACATTAGTATTTGAAGGTGGAACTGGCGTAGCCACAACAGTAACCAACAACAAAGTAAGTTTTGCAATTGGTCAACCAGTTGCAACAACAGACAACGTTACATTTAATAACTTAACAGTTAACGGTGTTTTCTCAAGCAACGACATTACTGCCACAAACGTTACCGTTGATGGTAATGCGATTATTGTAGGTAACTTAACTGTTCAAGGTACAACAACCACAGTTAACTCAACAACTGTGGCAATTGGCGACGCTAATATTACCTTAGCCAAAGACGCTACCACAAGCGCACAAGCAGATGGTGCCGGCTTAACCGTTGGTGGCAGTGGTGCTACACTAACTTATACCAGTGTTAACGATCGCTGGAACCTAAACAAAGACTTGGTTGTAGCCAATGTGTATGCAGCACTGCAAGGCAATGCCACAACTGCTACTGCGCTGCAAACAGCACGCACAATTGCAATCACTGGTGATATTAGTTACAACAGCGGTAATTTTGATGGTAGCACAAACGTAACTGCAGCTGCTACGCTAGCCACAGTTAATGCAAACGTGGGTAGTTTTGGTGATGCGGTAACAGTACCCAACTTTACAGTCAACGCCAAAGGCTTGATTACTGCCGCTGGCAGCACAGTTATTCCCACAGCTACTGCACTAATCAATGGTTTAGCTAGTTTTAGTAGCACTAACTTTAGTGTTACAGGCGGATTGGTAGCCATTGCACAAGTGGACGGCGGAACATATTAATATTGGAGGCTCTATAGCCTCCACACTCCTTTTTAGGGCCAAAAATGTCGAAAATTATACTTAAAAAATCTTCGGTAGTGGACAAGGTTCCACTACCAGGTGATCTAGATTATGGTGAACTAGCACTTAACTACGCAGACAGCAAACTGTTTTTTAAAAAATCCGATAATACCATTGGCACTATTGGTGGCGGTGGTGCTGGCGGGGTTGGCCCATCATTGCAAAACCGTTATAGTTATACAGCTACTGCAGCACAAACTACATTTTTGGCAAGCTATACAGCACCCTATGTTGATGTATATCTAAACGGATTACGACTAAGTTCTGGAGTTGATTATACGGCTACTAACGGTAGTTCAATTGTGCTAACGCTTAGTGCTACTGTAAACGACTTGGTGGAAATTGTTGCCACTACTACTTACACAGTCCAAGACAGCACTAAACTACCACTAAGTGGTGGCACAATGACCGGGGTGATTGCTTTTGCAGCAGGCCAAACGTTTCCGGGCACACAAACCACACTGGTAAGTGGCACAAGCATTAAAACCATTAATGGTACTAGTGTGCTGGGTAGCGGCAACATACAAATTGACGGCGGAGTAACCAGCTTTAATACCCGCACAGGTGCGGTTACACTAGCCAGCAGTGATGTTACAACTGCGCTGGGGTTTACTCCTGTTTCACAATCGGCTGTAAATGCTAGTATAAGTGCGCTTGTTGATAGCTCGCCTGCGGCACTAGATACACTAAACGAACTGGCTGCAGCCCTAGGTGACGATCCTAATTTTGCAACAACTGTTACTAGTAATATCGCCAGTAAGCTTTCACTGACTGGCGGCACATTAACTGGTGCTTCAACCGTTAGTGTTGCATCTTGGGCAAAATGGACTCTTGAAACAACCGGTACAACCGCCAAAGCTCGCCAAGGTTCCGACGCCAACGGACTAAACTTTACATCAAACGCACTTTGGAATGGCAGCTGGACCGAAGATGATTCTACTAAAAAGAAGTTTGCTTATATTCAGCATCTTGGTAATGGTCGTCACGAGTTCAGAACCGCCGCTAGCGGTGCTGGCATTTCTTGGGTAACCGGCCTTACGGTTGATGAAGCTGCAGTCAACTCACTTGTTGCACTTCAGCAGGGCGGCAATCAAGTATTGCACGCAGGCAATTATAACAGTTACGCATTACCGTTGGGTGGTGGTACAATGACTGGCGCAATTAGTTTCGCCGCTGGTCAAACATGGCCAACGTTTAACCAAAATACAACCGGAAGTGCTGCATCAGCGCCACTACTTTCTGCTCTTGGCAATTACGTTTGGTCTCAAAGTACCCTACCAAATAGCTACAACTTAGGTATACAGTGTGCATTTGTAGGCCCTAATGCAGGTGAGGGGGCGTGGCAAAATTACGGCTCTGTAATGACCATGAGAACTTATAGTGGTGGCGGGGGTTCACTGCAACTATACACACCATATGGCCCAGCAAATGGGGGCACGGGTCTTCAAGTACGTTTCGGAAATTATAGTGTTTCTAGTGGTAATGCCTGGACAGCATGGAAAACTTTGCTTGCTAGTGATAATTACGGTGAATACTCTACCTTTGGCCAAGTGGTAATTGCCAGTCAGGCAGGTTTTCAAAGTGCCACTTTTTCTGCGGGACGAAATAGAATTTGGAGTTTTGCTAACTCAGATACTTATGGTATAAGCTACTTTCAAGGCGGTACCGACACTATTGGTATGCATTTTGGAAACACTACGCTTGCTAGTTCGCAGTTTCAATTTGCGCAAAACGGAAATCTTACTGCCGCAGGCACAGTTACAGCACCTATATTTAGTGGTGCATTAAGCGGCAATGCCACAACAGCCACAACATCAACGTTTGTATCTTCTCCAGACGGCGATCGGACTGCAGGAAATAAACTGCCTACATCAAACCCAAGATCGGTTAGATTTGATTTTGCGACTGCCGGAAGTGTGTCTGGTGCAAGTGGCAACTATGCGGGGGTAATGACCTACGCACCTTGGGACGGAACATCAGCAAGTACTGGAGACTCATCTTACCAACTTGCGTTTGCTAACCAAAGTGGGGTCAACGCTTCAGGCCCACCACAGTTGTTACTGCGCAACGGTATCAACAGCACTTGGAACAGTTGGCAAACAATTCTTTCGTCAAGCAACTTCTCAAGCTACGCACCTGCTCGTGTAAGCGCTAATCGCCCTGGTGTTACAAAACTATACAGAACCGACGATGACAGTGGCTATAATATACAAACCCACTGGAGTGCGGATGTAAGCGGGTACTGGTCGCTTCGTGGTTTCTTAAATGACAGCTACCATGCACCAGCTTATGTGGCACTTTCGGGTCGCTCAAACCGAGCCAACGGCAACTTTTATATTGACGACAACTATGGTAATACCGTTGTGGGTACGTATGCGTCTACACGTTATCAAGGTGTGTATGCTATGGGCGATGCCTACAAGATGGCCGCTGATGGGGCTAGTCTTGCTAACATGTATGGTATAGCATGGTCACATCCTAATGCTGGAGGTGCTGCAGGCAATCTAACAGATCATGGAATGTTGATCATCAACGCCGGCGGTTTCCGTTGTGCTATCTCTAACAGCATTGTTGCCAGCGGTAACATCACAGCATACTCTGACGAGCGACTAAAAACTAACTGGCGTGATATGCCGGATAATTATGTTAGTCGTCTTGCTAAAGTCAAAGTTGGTATCTATGACCGTATAGACACAGAAAACGGTACACAAGTTGGTGTAAGCGCACAGTCTTTCCAAGAACTACTACCACAAGCAATTACAACAGCCAAAGATGATATGCAAACACTATCCGTTAACTATGGCGGTGCAGCACTTGCAAGTGCTGTTGAACTTGCCAAAGACAATTGCGAACTTCGTGTGCGTATCGAGCGCCTTGAAGCCCTAATCAACTCCATCCTCAACAAGGATTAATATGACAGAACCAACAACTATTCCAGCAGCTGAGCAGCCACAAAACTTTACTGCTGACTTTGCAATCCGTATCACAGGCCTACGAACCCAAACCGTAGCAGGCGTGCCCGGTGTAGTAAAGCAGGTAGACTGGACAATCACCGGCACAGAAGCGGGACAAGTATTTTCACTATCCCAAACTACCACAGTGCCAGACCCTGATACCGCTGACTTTATTCCACTTGATCAATTAACCGAAGCCGAGGTAGTTGCATGGATTGAAACACACGATATTAGACTGCCAGGCATCAAATATCACATTCAACTTGTATTAGACCGCCAAACTGCCCAAGCTGCTCTAGAGCCAACACCAATGCCTTGGGCAATAGCTCAACAGGAGTAATCTATGCCACTACCAAGTTCTGGAGCGATTTCGCTAAGCCAAGTTAATACCGAACTTGGTATAGCTACAACTACTACAATTTCCCTAAATCAAACCAATGTTCGCAGTTTATTCGGTAAAGCAAGCGGAATCATTGCAATGAGTGATGGTTGGGGGAAGTCTAATGCTTTATATGCATTTACCTCATTTACTTTTACAAATGCCAATACCGGCGGAGTTACTGGCCCTTCATTGAGTAGTTGTTTGGCTGCATATAATACAGGTGCAAATACTTGGCTGTCTAATACAGCTTATTTTAATGTAGTAAGACCGGGATTTCAAAGATGGACTTGTCCAGCAACTGGAACATATGTTGTTCGTTGTGCTGGAGCCCAGGGTGGAGTAGCTGGTAGCAATGACTATGGTAGAGGTATTGATGTACAAGTAACAGTTACATTAACACAAGGTGTAGTATATACAATTGCCGTTGGACAACAGGGCGGTAGAAACAACTCAGGCGGTGGCGGTGGGGCAACTTGGTTTGTGCAAGGGGATCCAGCAACAACTACTGCAACAGCGATATGTGTTGCCGGCGGTGGCGGGGGCACATTAGACGCAAATATAGGCAGTGGTATGGCTGTCGGAGACGGTAGAAACGTTACCTCAGGTGCAAATTCGTTGTGCGCTAGTGGAACAGGAGGAACCAATGGTTCCGGCGGAACTGGTTCAAACAATGGTTGGGGCGGAGGCGGAGGCGGATTTACCAGCAATGGCACTCAAGCAGTTAATGCTTCTGGATATGGTTACTCTGGTTTGGGATATGGATGGAGAGATACCTCATCTCCACTACAGGGTGGAAATACTGCAACAATTGCAACAGGTGGTTTTGGCGGTGGCGGCGGAACTCACGGTAATACCGGCGGTGGCGGTGGTGGCGGCGGATATTCGGGTGGTGGCGGCAGTAACCAAGATCAATCACCTAATATAGGTGGTGGCGGTGGTAGCTATGGAATTAGTGCCCTTACTACTAACGGCTATAGACAAGGCCATGGGTTCTGTACAGTAACAAAAATTTAAGTATAAATATTACTTAACTAGTACACAATAATTCAAATTCAAAGGGACACTTATGTCAAAATCAAGAACTCTAAGCGGCTTAGTGTCCGATGGTGGTGCGCTGGCCGATGGGCAACTAAATGCTCAAGATATTGGCGCGCAGGCTGCGCTGGTGTCTGGCACCACGATCAAAACAGTAAATGGAACTTCGCTGCTGGGTAGTGGAGACATTGTTATTGCAGGTGGCGGTGGCGGCGGTGGTGCTGTAAACATAGACGGCGGGTTTCCAGACAGTGTGTATACAGGCGTATCACCCATAGATGGAGGAAGTGCCTAATGTCAACAGTAATACAATTTAGAAGAGGCTCAAGCTCACAGTGGGCACAGGTCAACCCAGTGCTGCTTGATGGTGAGCCTGGCATTGAGCTAAACACCGGCAAGTTTAAATTAGGCGACGGTACTAGCACCTGGACAAGCCTACAGTATGCTGGCAACCAAGGCCCCACTGGCACAGCTTCAAATGTGCCAGAAACTTCGGGAGCAATAACTTATGCTCCAACAGCTGTGACTCCTGCAGGGTGGTTGCCTTGCAACGGAAGTTATGTAACCAGCTCAACAATTCCCGCAATACAGTCATTGCTACCTCCAAAGCCTGGATTTAGTGGAGGAGTAGGGGCACAGTATGGCACAGGGGCTTCCCAAAACATTTTGGTTTCTGCAAACGGTGTAGGAAGTATTGATAGTTGGGCCAGTGTAACAAACGTTGATGATGGTCTAGGTGTAGGCGGAAGTTACCCACGTAACGTTTGGTTTAGCCCGTACAACTCCTCTGTAAATGCGTGGTTAAAATTTACATTTCCAATACCTATAGTGATTGATGCTTACTGGTTAGCAGATAATCCAGATGGTGATTGGAGCCCTACCGTCTGGACATTTCAAGGGTCCAATAACGATACTGACTGGACAGTATTACAAACAATTGACTACGGTACCACAAGAACCATAAATACTACCTTATATACTGGAAATATAAATACCAGCGATATGGCTAATTTTTCTTTTAGCAACACTACTGGATATAAGTACTACAGGTGGCAATTTACACAAAGTAACTACGGTTATGGGCACGTTAACTTATCTGAGGCAGCTATGGGTGGTCCTGTTGTTGCACCCGACACCACACTGCGAGTTTTACCTGCTTTAGATCCAATCGTTTCTGGTAGTACAACGTTTTACCCATATATAAAGAGTTAACTTATGACAATTAATATACAATTAAGACGAGACTCTGCTAGTAATTGGGCTGCACAAAATCCTGTACTAGCTTCCAGCGAGCTAACCGCAGAAACAAATACTCGTAAAATAAAAATTGGAGACGGTGCTACGCCTTGGAACTTGCTGCCGTATGCAGGCACTTTGGGACCACCAGGGATTGCCGGAGCGCCTAACAGTATTGTGGGAACACTTGCATATTTCCCCACAGCCACGGCCCCCGCCGGATGGTTACGTGCAGACGGTAGTTTTATTTCTGAGGCTACCTACCCAGGGTTAGCTTACTTATTACAAAATACTAGTACACAGCTTGCAACTCCTACAAGTATAAGTACAGAAGGGGCTTATACGCCTTACTGGATTCCAAACCTTGCAATATTTAGTCCGTACACTGACAGTAATTTATACAACTCAGGCGAGTATTTAAGTACTTATGTTCAAAATGGGGAGCAGTTTACAGCATTTAGTTTTGGGTTTGATCAGCCTGTTGTGTTATCAGCCTTAACAACGTTGGCTGTAGGTTATGGGGTTACGTTGGACTACTGGAAGTTAATGAGTGGCAGTGACATAATTGCACAAACACCTAACTTGGCCAACGACTTTTTGCAAATTGGCGGAGTAAATACATATTCAAATGATACCAAAAGTTTTGTTCCCAACTGGTATAATTTAAATAATACTTTGGCAAGACAAAATTATACACTAATTGTTTCACACGCAGACGGTTACACTGTAGACGTTGGTATATCGCGTTTGCTATTTCAACAAACTATAGCGGCTCCTGGTGGCTTCAAAATACTTCCAACACTTCCTGTGAAATCTGCTGGGCTACTCAGCCTATACCCATATATAAAGACTTAAAATGGCTACATCTGTTTATTTAAAAAGAGGCACCACTGCTCAATGGGTAAACCAAAATCCAGTGCTAGCAGCTGGAGAAATTGCCTATGATACTAGTACAAGAAATTTAAAGTTTGGTAACCAAGGGTTTCCTTGGTTTGCTTTAAATACGGCATTTGTGGGTACAAAAGGGCTGCCTGGAAGTTCATTGGGTTTGGCTAACAGAATACAGTGGCTACTTCAATCCACTGCGCCCGAAGGTTGGTTGCCTGCAAACGGCATTTTTATTTCCCTAGAACAGTATCCTGAATTACAAGATTTGCCTATACCTTCAGGATTTGCTGGCGGTATTGGAGATTTTTCCGTTATGCAAGGCGGTGGAACAAATTATGGGTACGGTCTTGGACAGTCCTTTGCTTCCAGTGATATTAGTGGTTTCCCGCAAGATATAAACGGGGTAACTTATTCTAAAGGTAGTGGGGCATTATTAAGTACTTCTGGAAGTTACTGGCAATCTGCTTACTATGAGCCAGGAAATTCTGTTTGGGGATATAAGTTTCATAGACCTGTGGTAATCAATAAATTTGCACTATCTTCTCACAACGGTCTTACGTTTGATTTTGGGCCTACACAATTTCTTGGTTCTAATGACGGTATTACCTATACAAGTATTTGGAGTAACTCGGGAGGAATACTAGCACAGCAAAGTATTGCAACTCCTGTTATTGTTACAAATACAACCGCATACACATACTACAAATTTAATACTGCCTACAATAATCAAACGTATAGTGGCAGTGTAGCCGCAGCAAAAATAGCTTTAGAGGGTGTGCCTGTTCCACTTGACCCTCAACTAAGGCAACTACCTAGTTTAGCACCTATTACTGCTAATGCCAGCACACTGTACCCATACATCAAACTATAAGGAATTCTTATGCAAATCACAAAAACAGAACAAGCAGAAATACGTAAGGTTCTAGAAAATGAACCTGGTACTGCACTATCTCATGGAGATATGTTAAAGATTGTTAGAAACTATAGACTAAAAGAATCTGACTGGACACAACTACCTGACGTAAACTTACCTAACTTACAAGAGTGGGTTACTTATCGACAAGCACTGCGTGATATAACCAAGCAGTCAACTTTTCCACAAACAGTGGTGTGGCCTACACCACCACAATAATTTAAAAGCACATGTTTTGGATACTAGAAATTTTTCCAGACTGGATCTGGTGGGTGTTATTAACAGCTGGTTTATTCAGCTATTTCTTATCCCACCTGGTTCCATTAAAAACTTACCAATTGCCAATTAAAATTGCAGGCGGTACGACGGTAGCTGTAGTAATTTTTATACTAGGACTCTTATACGCCAATGGCGTATGGCAGCAGGCGGCTCAAGAATTACAAGCCAAAGTTGCCATAGCCGAAGCAAAGTCGCAGGTGGTAAATGAAGTTATAAAAGAACGCGTAGTTACCAAAACTCAAGTTGTCAAGCAACGAGGCGAAGCCACTGTGGAATACATCACACGCGAAGTCGTCAAACACAACGCCGGTTGCACAATACCACCAGAATTTATTAATGCACACAATCGTGCAGCAGAAACACCGCCATGAAATTAGGTTTACTACTAACTACCATATTACTAGCAGGGTGTACAACTGTGGTGCCTGTTACACAATCATGGCCAGAACCACCAGGTACACTAGCACAACAACCTTGCCCGTTGCTGGAAAAATTACAGCCTGATGCCAAGCTGTCTGATGTTGCCAACACTGTGGTAAAAAATTACACAGAGTACTATACGTGTGCTATTAAACTAGAAGCTTGGCAGCGTTGGTACACCGAGCAGCAAGTTATACACAAAGGATTGAAATGACTGAACTAACGCTACAGCAACTGCAGCAACTTATTCCACGTAATCCGTATGTTCGTCAGTGGCACGGTGCCCTTGCACAGCTACTACCAGACTACGAGATCAATACGCCACAACGTATTGCTGCTTTTGTTGCACAGTGTGCACACGAGTCCGGGAACTTTACCGCACTGCGCGAAAATTTAAACTATCGTTGGCAAACACTGCGTAAGATTTTTCCCAAGTATTTTCCCACAGATGAACTAGCACAACGCTATGCAAGTCTACCCAACAAGCAGCAGGCAATTGCTAACTTAGTATACGCAAACCGCATGGGCAATGGGCCACCAGAATCTGGCGATGGCTGGCGTTTTGCAGGCAAAGGTTTAATTCAGCTAACCGGCAAAGACAACTACACTTGGTTTGCAGCATCGCTGGAAATTAGTGTAGAGGAAGCAGCCGAGTACTTGGAAACATTTGAAGGTGCTGCGCAAAGTGCTTGCTGGTTTTGGGAAACAAACAAACTCAATCAGTGGGCGGACAAAGGCGATATCCTTACACTAACCAAGCGTATCAACGGCGGCACTATTGGCCTAGACGACCGCATCAAACACTATAACCATGCACTACATGTGCTAGGAGCCTAAGTTGCAGCTTTCTAAATATTTGTTACCACTTGTGCTCGCACTACAAGTTGGTTTAACTAATGCACAGCAGTTGGTAACACAACCAACCACCGACACCAATAATCAACTAGTTACCAATAGTTTAGTAACTACTAAATCTGATGCTACCACAACAGTTAAGTCACCGCCAGCGTCGGCAATATCACCTACAATAAATACCTCTAACACAGATTTGTGTACAGTAGGCGTTGCCGGTGCTGTACAAACTCAGATCCTGGGTATTAGTGCTGGCAGTACTGTTCGTGACATGAACTGTGAACGACTAAA